ACTTCGCGAATGTTGGGTTCATCAGCCAGCAGCATGACGATGCGGTCGATGCCAGGGGCCGAGCCGCCGTGAGGCGGAGCACCAAATTTGAGTGCATTAAGCAGGCCGCCGAATTGCGCCTCCACCTCATTGCGGTCGTAGCCGGCGATAGCAAAGACCTTGTACATGACCTCGGGCAGATGGTTGCGGATGGCGCCGCTCGACAGCTCGACGCCGTTACAGACGATATCGTACTGGAAGGCCTTGATGGTCAGCGGGTCCTGGGTCTTGAGCGCCTCGATCCCACCCTGTGGCATGGAGAAAGGGTTGTGGCTAAAGGTGATCCGCCCGGTTTCCTCGTCGCGCTCGAACATGGGATAGTCGACGACCCAGCAGAAGCGGAAAGCGTCCTGTTCGATCAGGCCGAGCTCCTCGCCCAACTTCTTGCGCACCACGGCCGAGAACGTCCGTGCGGTTGCCAGCTTATCGCAGATGAAGAACACCGCGTCGCCCTCGCCCACTCTGGCCTGCTCTCGGATGGTCTGGAGCCGGTCGCTGTCGAGAAATTTGGCGATCGGGCCCTTACCTGCACCACCATTGCCGTCGCCGTCGGCGCCTGGAGCAAAAATGATGTAGCCCAGGCCTGGAGCGCCTTCCGCGCGTGCCCAGTCGTTCAGTTTGTCGAAGAAGCTGCGTGGCCGATCGGCCGCCCCTGGAGCTGGCACGGCGCGGACCACCGCCCCCTTCCCCACTGCGCCAGCGAACATCTTGAAATCCGAGCCGCGGAACGCGTCTGTCACCTCGGCGATCAATAGGGGGTTACGCAAGTCTGGCTTATCGGTGCCATAGTTCAGCATGGCCGTCTCGAACGGGATGCGCGGAAAAGGCGGCCTGGTGACCTTGCGACCGCCGCCGAACTCCTCGAAGACGCCGGCCAAGACCGGCTCCAGCGCGGCGAAAACGTCCTCCTGGGTCACGAAGGACATCTCGAAGTCGAGCTGGTAGAACTCGCCCGGCGAGCGGTCGGCACGGGCGTCCTCGTCGCGGAAGCAGGGCGCAATCTGGAAGTAGCGGTCGAAACCGGCGATCATCAACAGCTGCTTGAACTGTTGCGGCGCCTGAGGCAGGGCGTAGAACCGGCCCGGATGGTGGCGACTCGGCACCAGGTAGTCCCGTGCGCCCTCGGGCGAGCTCGAGGTCAGGATCGGCGTCTGGAACTCGGTAAAGCCAGCTTCGATCATGCGCCGACGAATACTGGCGATGGCTTGACTGCGGAGCATGATCTTCCTGTGCATCCTTTCGCGCCGCAGGTCGAGAAAGCGGTAGCGCAGGCGCATCTCCTCGCTTTCGTCGGCATCGGTATTGACCTGGAACGGCAACATCTCGCACGGCGACAGGACCTGGAAGTCAGTGATCCTCAGCTCGACCTTTCCGGTCGGCAGCTTGAGGTTAACCGTATCGGGCGTGCGCGCCACAACCGTGCCGGTCACAGTCACGACGGAGTCGAGCCGGGCTGCCTGAACCGCCTCGAACAGCGGGCTCGACACATCGATTACGCACTGGGTCAAGCCGTAGTGATCGCGAAGGTCAACGAACAGTAGGTTCCCGTGGTCGCGCTTGCGATGGACCCAGCCGGAGAGCCGGGCCGTCTCGCCCGTGTGATCCGGTCGCAATTCTCCGCAGGTGTGAGTGCGATAGGGGTGCATCGGCGCGCCTCCAGGTGCAGGTCCAAAAAGTCGTTCGTCCGGGGTTATCCGAAGAAGCTTGCGCTGAAAGAGTTCACAGCGAGCAGACGGCAGAACTCGGATGATCCTTCACAGTAATGCAAGAAGCTGACGCAGGAGTCGAGCCTTGACTTGATGGGTGAGATTACGATCAGGCAGGAAGGTGGAAGGCGCGGCCCCAGCTCCTAACTTGAAGTCAGAGTTTCCGTCCAGGCACAAAAAAAGCCCGCCCCCGCAGGGACGGGAAGTTCTCATTTCAATCTTGCTGCTCGGGCGCTCGATATAGCTTTCCGACTTAACACAGAAGTCGCGGCATCACGGCGTCATGCTCTGTGCAACAACATGAGCCAGCTGCCAAAGGTGGCCGGACGGATTGCGGCGGCGCCGACAGGGCTTCTTAATCACGCCGGAACAGGCGAGCGGCAGCCGGGATGCGCTTCATGGTCGGGTCAAAGCCTCAGTATGGCTTTCACCACCGCGTCGACGATCCCCGGCACGGCCTCTTTCACATCGTCCGAGATCGCCTGCTCGACTGCCGCCCGGACTTCGTGGGCCCGGAACGCCTTAACACCCTCGGCCTTGTAGGAGGCTTTCAGCCCGTTCGGCATCTCGAAGTCGAGACTGATGGTCTCCTGCTCCTTGCCCCCCACAATCAGCACGTGCGACGGCCAGCCCTCCTCGTCGAAGGATATTTCGGCTTTGTTGATCCCGGCGTAACCCTGCGGGTTCCAGGGCAGCGCCCCGGCACAGGCCGAGAGAACTAGGGCGGCGAAGGTGCCGCAAGCAAGGGCGCGGATCATCGGATGGCCTCCCTGGTAATGAGCCGTAGGACGATGTTAACGCCGGCCAGCACGGCCGCCACGATCTCGGCCTGAACCTCTGGTGTGAGCCCTACATCAACGCCAGCGATTACGGCTACCGTTGCAGCAAAAGCTACGATGTTGGCCCAGATTGTCTTAGATGCGTACCAAGGTTTCGATTCCACGATTTACTCCTTCACATATGTGCGGTAGTTGAAAATGAATTGGGCGGCCGTTCCGCCGCCCTTGGCTGTGTTGTAGTGATCCTTCCAGTATCGGCCCAGGCCGTCGATGTCCTCAGGCGGCGGGAGCGGCTCCGGCACCCGCCAGTAGATCAGCCGCGCCACCGCCGTAGCATAGCCTAGGTTCCAGGTCAGCTGTCCGACCCGATCGCCGGCCGGTGCCATCAACCCTTCGACAATCTCCGCACACCTCGGATGGCGGCTCAGAAAGTTGTCCCAGACATCAAGGGCGGTTGCGGGTTCTATTTGGTAGACGGAAAGGGCGATGCCGCCGTGCATTTGTCGCAGATTCCGAAGGCCGGACTCTTGAAGGGCGGTTCCGATCAGCAGGTTCTCCGCCGCCTCCGTCCATAGACGCCGATCCCAATTCTGCAAGTGGATCAGAGATGGCCGGACCACGAGCTCGCGGAAGTCACCTACGTCCAGCATGGCCCTGCATTCGGTCCTTGCGGCGCCAAGTGCCGCTCTCAATGGTTGCCATGCCCCCAAAGCACGGCCCAGAAGACGGCTAGCGCCCCGGTGATAACCAGTCCGATCACCGTGGTCACGATGGTCAGCCGCGCCTTGGTCCCGATCTTGCCCTCAAGGAGACGGCGCTTCCGCAGCCAGGCAAAGTCCTGCTGGACCTCGATGATGCTGTTGGGCCCGGACATATCGACTCCGAGCTTGGTGAAGGTCTCCTGGACCGCGCACCGGGCCGCCTCGCGGGCGATGCGCTTGACTTCCTGCTCGGTCATCCCGTCCTCCGCAGTGGAACGGAGGATGGAGACATGAGTCCCGCCTCGCAGATGGCGGTCGCCCGCAGCATGGCAGCGAATCCTGTCGGGCGGGCTCCATCGCGTACCCAGAACTGCACCATCCCGATTACTTGTCCCGCGTGGTCAAACACAGGCGCTCCACTCATGCCGCCCGCTACGCTCAGCTGCACCACCGCCTGACTGCGACTAAAGCCGGGTCTCGGCTGGGGTATGCTCAGAGTTGCCACATAGCCGAAGGAAGAGACCCAGAGCAGCCGAGCCGGATGGCCGACGGCCACGATGGGCTGGCCTGTTCGGATCGGGCCGCAGGAAAGCGACGCGGCGGCATAGCCAGGCGGCACCGAGACCGAAACAACTGCAATGTCTAAACGCGGGTTCGCCCAGGTTACGGCCCCCCCAAGAACCTCTCCATCTCTGAACAGAACGGAGACGGCCGACCCAAGCGCCCCGCCCTGCATCTCCCCGTGCGCAACGGTGATGACCCTGCCTTCATCGAGCACCCATCCGGTAACGAAGCGCCCGGTGACGCGCTGTATGTAGACTACGCTTCGGGAGAGAGCCTCGACATCGGGTCTTTGGACCTGCGTTTGGCATCCCGCCGGCAATAAAAACGCCGCCACAAGGGCGACGGCCAAGAGGCAACCAAGGAGTCGAAGCATTTACACTGGCCTTCCTGCACCGCGGCCAGCCCTGCCGCCCTGGCCCCTCATGGCGTCGAGCATATCGTTGAGCGCCGTCACAACATCGGCCACGGTCGAGACGTTCGCTAGCCCAGCCTTGACCTCCGCCAGCGCCGCGTCCAGCTCATCGTTGGGATCGGGTGCTGGCTCCGGGAGCGGCGGGGGCGGAGAAAAATTCATCCCGTCATACGACCAGCCGATCTTCGGTTGAGGGCTGATTCCGGTGAGATCAATCCACCTTAGGGCCTTGTGGACCGGAAATTCATTGCGTCCGATCTGGACGATCTTGTTCCTAAAAACTAGAGCTTTCATGTCCTGAACTCCGTCACGATGATTATGGCCGGCCCGCCATCGGCACCTGTGCGGGCGGATACGCTCGCGGCGTTGACGCTACCGCCAGCCCCGCCGCCGAAGCTGCCGCCGACCTGCCCGACACCATCTACTGTCGCCCTACCGCCTCCCCCCAAGACGCTGTTTCCACCATCCCCGGTTCCCGTTCGGGTCGCGGATATCACCAGCCCGAAACTTCCATCGCCGCCGTCGCTGTTGAGATCGCCACCGGAACCGACACCTCCAAACCCACCTGCGGAGAATGCGTTGCCCGAGACGTTCGGACCGCCGGCACCACCATTGCCTCCGGTCGCGCTCAGGAGCGAGCCGAAGGAGGTCGCACCCCCGGCGCCCCCCGCGTTGTTTCCCGCCGCGCCCGCCGCGCCCACCGCGCCGATGGTGACTGTCTCGGTGGCACCAATCGCGGACGCCGCAAGCACCTCTCGAGCGTATCCCCCAGCTCCACCTGCGCCAGAGTGCGCGGCCTCCCCGCCAGAGGTCGCCGCAGTCCCACCGCTCCCGCCACCAGGGGCCTGGACCTCGACGATGGCGTAGAGAAGGTCTGACGGCTTGGTGTAGGTGCCGCTCGACTCGAATTTCTGAACTGTGATCTTGCCAACAACGGCCAGATTCGTGCGCGCTGTAGGTATATCCGCCAGGTCCGACAGGTTGTTGGCGGCGAGCAAATCGCCCAAGCCATCATCGCCCGAGCGCAGGAAATGAATGAAGAGCTTGTCGGTGTCAGCAAGGGAGCCGTTACCGGCGACATGAGCAACCGGAATTTGCAGCCAGGTACCGTTGTCGGTGATGGTCCCGTTGATGGAATAGATAACGAAGGTAGCAGGTGTGCCGCTTAGGCGAATGACGATGGTGCCGCGAGGGCTGTGAAGGCTGTCGTCCCAGGTGACGATGAAGGCCGAGACATCGGGGTTGCCCGTGTCGGCGGTCAGCGCCGAAATGGCGATCTGGGTAACAGCCGACAGGGTTGCGTTGTTGAGCCTGACATCGCCCGTGCCCGGATCGGCCATCGTGACGGAGATATCGAACAGCCACTTGTAGGCCACCGCGCCTGCCGCAGCCTCGGCATCTGTCTTGCTGGTAGCCGCATTTGTCTCTGAGGACGCCGCAGCCGACTCTGAGGATGAAGCCGCTGTAGCTGAAGCTGCCGCAGCCGATCCCGAGGATGCAGCCGCCGCCTCTGATGCCGCCGCCGCTGCTGCCGAGTCCGCAGCCGCGTCCGGGTCGTCAGCAGTGAGCACCAGCGCGGTGCCCGCCGTGTTCCACTTGACGCCCTTGTCCGCCCCAGGCTCCGGGAAGTCGATGTCGCTGAGCGCCGAGGTGGACTTCAGCTTGACGGTCCGGTCGATCTGTTCCTGAAGTTGCTGGTCGGCCATCGTGCCGCGATCCAGCGCATCCTCGTGAGCCTGGGCCGGAAACTGCCCGCCCTCGGGGTAGTCGGTCCCCTGCGTCAATGGCACCACCCGCTTGATGGTGAGATTCTCGCCACTGGCCGGCGCCGTGGTCGCCGTCAAAGTGCCACCAGAGGGGTTGCCGGCGCCCGTCAGGGTATAATCGGTGCCCTCCACCCAGGTCGTCTCGGCTCCTTGTCCGTCCCTCAAGATCGCCGTGATGTCGCCGTTGGCTTGGAACAGGAACGGCACCGAGAATACGGTCGTTGAGCCGTCGCCAGCGTAGGAAACCTTGTTCTGAGCCGATGAAACGGTCATCTCATGCCCTCATCTCAACAAAAATCCGCCCATGTGGGCGGATCTACCTGAATCCAGGGCGATTCCTGAAGAACCGCCCGCTCACCCGATTTTGCCGAAGCGCATTCCGCTCAGGCGTTTACAGTCAGCGAGAAACCCTGCTGGATACCAATGCTGATGCGTGGCACATCGCACGAAAGCAGCAAGTTTCGTTCCATACGCCGGGCCGGAGCTCGCCTCCTCAGCGGTATAAATCGATAACGATCCGCTACGGACGGCGGCGACGGCGTCTCGAACCTCTAAGTGCCCGCCACCGCATCGCGTGATCCGGAGCACATGGTGGCCCTTCAGGGCCAAGAATTACTGCCATTCAGACCAACTCCAGAAGCTCGCGCCGACCTCGGGCTACCGGGCGATTGGAAGTTGGGTGGCTACCGCAGTTTTAATATTTATAATCAAAAGAATGCGCCCTGCGGGGCGTTTCCCACAGGGCGCTAAGTTCAAAATGATCCGACTAGACCGCTGACGAAATGCCGACGGCCTCAAGCGCGTCGATGATTGCATTGATCGCCGCACGCGCCTCGGAATCAACGGTGGCACCACTGGACGGATCGTTGATCTTCGCCTGCTGCACCCAGCCCGTGGTGTATGACACCGTGACGGTCGTGCCGTCATTCTCCGAGACTCGGACTAAGGCGACGGCATCGCCACTGTCGCGAACGACAATGAGATCGCCGACGCGCAACTCATCGACTGCGTTGTCGAAGTAGTTGGCCGCCGTGATCGCCGACACCGCGTCTGCGGTTGACTTGTACTGCCAAAGCTGGAAGGCGTTGGCAGTAGAAAGCAGAGAGAGATTGCTCGCACTAAATGCCATGATTTAGCCCTCCTTACTCTTGGCAGTCGATACGCACCACTCCGTTGGAATCGATCAGGCACGCGCCCATCGACATCCTATTGGTGATGCGATGCATCTGCTTCTCGCCGTTCCACCAGATGTCGGAAGTGATGTCCTCACCGATGGCGTGGCCCAAAGCCGACTTGTGATACCACAGGCACTGCCGGTCGTTGCCGACCTTGGTGAGCCCGGAGTGCGGCATCCAAAGCGTGCCGAGCCAGATCTTGGCCTGGACGCCCTTCCACGGCAGCTTGTCGTCGCCGACATAATCCGCGTTCTTGAACTCCGGGATATCCAAGAGCTCGGTCCACTGCTTCCAACCGACGAAAGCAAAACGGTTGCCGTCGTCCGGCACGTCGTTGTCGCCAAGGGTTTCCAAGGCGCTAAGCGCCTTGGTCTTGGTGAAGCCGGCGCCGCCTGCGGCCACGGTGGTCGTGGTGGTGACCGCTGCATCAATGAGAAGCTGGTCGGTCTGACGGCCCAGCGCGAACGCACCCGACTGGACGATGGCGCGACGCTCGTCGTGCTGAAGCTTCAGCTCGTCGAGCTTATCGACGTCGTCCGCCGCGTAGTGGTCAGAAAGTGTACAGGTGATCGGTGTGTGGTCCAGGTTCATGGTCGGCACGTTACCGTGGCGAGTTTTGGTCGTGGCCACCCCAGTGCCGATCTTCTGGAACGTAGTCGATTCACCCTTGATGTTGTTCTTCGTACGCACAGTATTGCGAAGCTTGGAGCCTATGCGCTGGTACTCCATATGCACCTCGCTCTCATACTGGCGCTTGAAGCTTAGTGATACGCTTGTAGACATGTTGTCCTCGCTTGGTTGGTCCGTTGCTTATGACAAGGCAGCCCGTTCGGTTGTCCTTGGATGGAAGGGCCTCATCGAACCCGCCAAGCGGCACTCGGGGCCAGCGAGGGTTATCCTTCGCGCCGCGGTGGATGAAATCACCAAACAAATAAGAAGCCTTCAACCTTCAGCCCTCGCAAACTCGAACCTGACCGCCGAAAGTTGAGCGCTGAACGCCAGTCACGTGGGCCGATCGGCCGGGGCGGTACCGTAAAGCCTGTCGTTAATGTCCCTGACTTCGGCCTGCACCGCCGGGTTGGTCCAGTAATCGCCGCGATTCTGCAGCTCCTTGAGCCGCTCTTCCAGCGTCTGGCGGGTCTGGTCGTCCGGCGCGCCGACATGCAGCTCGTGCTCGCCAGTCGTCCGGCCGATCCGGGCCAACGCCTTGACAAACAGAGGATGGCTGCCGATAGGCGTGCCGTCGGCGAGGGTCAACACGCGCATCGTTCCTTTATCCGCGCCGAAATATTCCTGGAAGGCGCGCTCGGCATAGTCCAGGTTTATCCGCGGCCATGACGCTCATCACCGACACCGATCGGCTGGCCGCTCTTTGCCGGGACCTGGCGCGAGAGTCTTACGTCACCGTCGACACCGAGTTCATGCGCGAGAAGACCTACTGGGCCAAGTTGTGCCTGGTCCAGCTCGCCGGCTCGCGAAAGGCCGCCGCCGTAGATCCCCTGGTCCCGGGTTTGGATCTCGGCCCGCTTTATGAGCTCCTGGCTGACGGCCGGGTCCTCAAGGTGTTCCACGCCGCGCGCCAGGACATCGAGATTTTCTACCACCTGACAGGCGCCGTCCCGGCGCCGTTGTTTGACACTCAGGTCGCCGCCATGGTCTGCGGCTTCGGCGACTCCGTGGCCTACGAGACGTTGGTGGCGCGGCTCACGGACGCGCACATCGACAAGTTGGCGCGCTTCACCGACTGGTCGCTCAGGCCGCTGACGGAAACCCAGCTTAACTATGCGCTGGCCGATGTTACTCATATGCGCGCGGCCTATGAAGAGCTCGCCCGTCGCCTTGCCAGAAGCGGGCGGAAGAGCTGGCTTGAAGCCGAGATGGCGGTGCTCACCGACCCGACAACCTATCGGCTCGATCCGCGCGAGGCCTGGCGACGCCTCAAGACGCGCAGCGGCAAACCGCGGTTCCTAGCCGTGCTCCGCGAGGTCGCGGCCTGGCGCGAGACGGAAGCCCGGCGGCGCGACGCTCCGAGAGGCTGGGTGCTGCGCGACGAGATACTCCTTGAGATCGCACGCCACGCGCCTAAAACCATTGATGCACTCGCCCGCACCCGCGGGCTGCCGCGTAGGTTTGCCGAAGGGCGCGCGGGCGCGGAGCTTCTGGCGGCGGTGCGCCGCGGCCTGGCGGTACCCGAGTCCGAACGCCCTAAGCCGTCCCTCAAGGTTGAGTCGGCGCAAGGCCTGGGATCCGTCGTCGATCTGCTAAAGGTGCTACTCAAAATGAAGTGCGAGGCCCATGAGGTGGCGAGCAAGCTGGTGGCGAGCGTCGAGGATCTGGAACTGATCGCCGCCGACGACAACGCGCCAGTGCCGGCGCTTCGGGGCTGGCGACGCGAGCTGTTCGGCGCCGACGCCCTCGCGCTCAAGCATGGCAAGCTGGCAC